TCCAGTTTAGTAGTAAGGACTATTCAGCCCAAATGGCTGCTCAGTTTGGTATTAAAGCTCCCGAATACATGGGCAATCATGCGCATTATATTGGTGGTTGGTCTAGTGTTATCAACATTAATGAGGTAGTTAATACTAATCTTGATGATGATTCTTCTCACGCTTCTATTGCTGGTAAAGGTGTATCTAGTAATTCCGGCCATACTATTACTTATGACTGTGGCGCTGAACATCAGGTGATTATGTGTGTGTACCATGCTGTCCCCATGTTGGATTGGAATTTGTCTGGTCAGGCTCCTCAATTGACTGTGACCGCTATCTCTGACTTCCCGCAACCTGCATTTGACCAGCTTGGTATGCAAGCCGTTCCTGCTCTGAATCTTCAGAACAATCCCGGCCGTAATGTTTCCGGTTCTCTTGGTTATAATCTCCGTTATTGGCAATGGAAATCTAATATTGATACCGTTCACGCTGGATTCCGTGCTGGTGCTGCTTATCAGTCTTGGTCTGCTCCTCTTGATGGCTGGCAGGTATTGACTTCCGCTGGTGCTTGGTCTTATCAGTCTATGAAAGTTCGTCCTCAACAGCTGAATTCTATATTCGTTCCTCAAATTGATGCTACTAACTGCTCTGTCGCATTTGACCAGTTATTGTGTAATGTTAATTTCCAAGTATATGCCGTACAGAACTTGGACAGAAATGGTTTACCTTATTAATTTGTATTGTTATGAGAAATTTTGCTTATAAAAATCCCGATTATATTAAAAATGAGGTTGTTCCCGAGTTGATTGAGGATAATCCGTGTTATCAACAGTCTGTATATGATACAGTTATGTATGACGAATCTCTTGATGGTGACTTGATTCAATGTGATATGACGCAGATTTTGCTGAATCAGGAAAAATATCGCCGGTTACTTGGTGATATGAATGTTCAGAATATTCTTGCTCAAATGCATCCTACTCAGTCTACTATAATGGATGATATGACTGATGAAGAACGTTTTGATTGTGTTATCTCCCGTCATTGTCAGACTATGTCTGAACGTCAGGCTGTTTTACAGCAGTTGGCTAGTGAGAAGTCTGAACTATCGGCTTACGCTGAATCTATGTTGGCAGAGCAAAAGGCAGCGCCGTCTTCGGATTCCGCATCTGCCTCCACTGAATAATGGGATTATTTGACGCTATAGCTTCCTCGGCTGCAACCCTTACTAACAATATTGTCGGTATGGCTAATCAGAATCATCAGAATAAGGTTAATCTCCGTATGATGCGCGAGCAGAACGCTTTTAACGCAGAGCAGTCTCAGATTCAACGTGATTGGCAGCAACAGATGTGGGGCATGAATAATGCCTACAATTCTCCTAACGCTATGATTTCTCGTGGTTTGAATCCGTTTGTTCAAGGTTCTGCTGCTATGGCTGGTTCTAGGTCTCCTGCTTCAGGCGGAGCTGCTGCTACTGCTGCTCCTGTTCCTAGTATGCAGGCCTATAAGCCTAATTTCTCTAGCGTGTTCCAGTCTCTTGCTTCCCTTGCTCAAGCTAAGGCTTCTGAGGCTTCTGCTGGTGAATCAATCTCTCGTGCACGTCAGACTGATACGGTAACTCCTCTTTTGTCTGATTATTATAGAGGTCTTACTAACTGGAAGAATCTAGCTATTGGCTCTTCCGGTTATTGGAATAAGGATACGGGCCGTGTGTCTGCTGCTTTGGACCAGTCTACTGAGGCTCAGAATTTAAAAAACGCCCAGTTTGCTGAACGTATATCTGCTGCTCAAGAAACACAAATTTTGCTTAATTCTGATGCTCAACGTATTATGAATAAGTATATGGACCAGAGTCAACAGGCTGATTTGTTTATTAAGGCTCAAACTTTAGTCAATCTCCAGACTCAAGGTGCTCTTACTGAGAAGCAAATACAGACTGAAATTCAGCGTGCTATTCTTGCTTCTACTGAGGCTTCCGGTAAGAAAATTGACAATCGTGTAGCTTCCGAGACGGCTGATTCTTTGATTAAGGCAGCTAATGCCTCTAATGAATTGCAATATCGTGATAGTACGTATGATTATAAGAATGTTACTCTTCGTAAACATACGGAGTATAACACTTCTATGGCGAATCAGAAAGCTGCTGAATATGGCGCAGACTTGGCTCGTAAACAAGGCCGTACTCATTATTGGGAATCTGTTGCCCGTGGTCTTAGTTCTATTGTCCATGGTGCTGGTAATTTTGTTGGCGCCGGTGCTCATTTTGGTAACTTTGGCCGTAAATAAGAACATACTTCAGGACTAGAAGCCCATCGCGGCGTTTGAGCGATATACACCCGCCGCCCGCGTAGGGCCTGTTCGAAAAACGGAGCGGAGCGACTTCCTTATAGGAGCGTTCCGCTCCGGTATTTTAGCACGGAGTGCGCAAAGGCAGGTTCTATCTGACCTGCCGTGCCTATATACCCCTGTATACACTCACTTGTCAATTAAGCGAAGCCCCTAGTTGTGTGCGAAAGCAAATTCGAGTTATCCTCTCGAATTCTCCATCCCTTGTCCATAAACGCACAACTCACACTCTACGGTAGAATCTAAAAAAAATATTTTTCTTTTGGAATTATAAAAATAGTTTGTATATTTGCCCCCAGTTAGAAGTTACAACTATTATTAACATTTTAAAATTCTTACAATTATGCTAAAGTTTATTATTTCAGTTAAAGACAAAAACACTGGTCGTGATGTTATTTCGCCTTATATTGTCGATTCTCTCGATGGCCTTGGAAATTATTCTGAGCGAGTTTCTTCGTTGGGTTTTATTGTTATTGTGGATTCGATTCAAGAATTTAATAGTTTTATCGAACTTAAAACTCAAAACAATGAAAAGCAATAATATTTGGAAAATTGTAATTGGAGCTATTTCCGCTGCTCTTGGTTATATTCTTAATGCTATCGGACTATGAATTATACTCTTATGCATTTTTTTGAGTATCTGCTTTACTCTAATATTCATTTTTCGGTGACTAGTGCTAGACGTACTCCTGAACAGAATAAAGCTGCTGGAGGTGTTCCGAATTCCCAACATCTTGTAGGCGAGGCTGTTGATATTAAGCCTTATGGCTCTACTTCATTTAGTAAGTTGCTCGAAACGATTCATTTTTTCTCTGATAATGTTTCGCCATTCGACCAGCTTATTATATATCCGACATTTATTCATGTTTCATTCTGCCCTCGTAATCGTCGGCAGGTGATAGACAAACGTAAATAATTATGAAATTTTCTCCTGATTTACTGAAAGCGGCTGATCATTGCCAGCATCGTTCGTTCATTACTAATCGTTACACTGGTGCACGCATTGCCGTGGATTGTGGTCAATGCGATTATTGCATCCATAAGCGTGCTCAGAAAGCGTCCATGCGTGTGAAGACTGCTGGAAGTGCTTTTAAGTATTCTTATTTTGTAACTCTTACGTATGACAACGAACATATTCCTCTTATGAATTGTAAGGTTCTCCACAGTGAATATGAGGACGTTGTAGGTATCTCAGGAGATATTCATTTTGGTGATGAATATCATAAATATATCCCTGTTTCCGAGTATCAATGTGATGATAACTCCATGCTGCGTCATATATTCTTCGAGCAGGTACAAGGTACAGTGCCGTTTGACCGTGAGATTAAGGAATATGTTCCTGTTAAGGACAATTGGTTTCTCAGTATGGATGCTATTCGTAGTTTTATCTATAAGACGCAATCGGTTGACAAAACGGATTATCCCGCTTCTGAACAATACGGTCGTGATAACCTTATTCCCTTTTTAAATTATGTTGATGTTCAGAATTATATTAAAAGATTACGTAAATATTTATATAAGCAATTAGGTTCTTATGAAACGTTACATTTCTACGCTGTCGGTGAGTACGGCCCTGTCCATTTCCGTCCGCATTATCATATCTTATTATTCACAAACTCGGAAGAAGTCTCAAAGGTATTACGATACTGTCACGATAAGAGTTGGAAATTCGGTCGTTCAGATTTCCAGATTACCCGAGGTGGAGCTTCTTCATACGTTTCGAGTTACGTTAATAGCCTTAGTTCTGCTCCCTTATTATATCGCTCATGCCGCGCGTTTAAACCCCGCTCGAGAGCGTCCCTCGGATTTTTTGAGAAAGGTTGCGATTTCGTGGAAGGTGAAGACCCTTACGCGCAGATTGAGCAAAAAATCGATTCTGTCGTTAATGGAAGAATCTATAACTTCAACGGCATCAGTGTTCGGTCAACTCCACCCTTGTCGTATATCCGTACCTTATTGCCCAGATTCTCGTCTGCTCGCAATGACGATAGTACTGCGATTGCTCGAGTTCTTCGCGCTGTGCACTCAACGCCAAAAAGAATTGCAAAATTCGGATTCGTCGACTATAACCAAGACTCAATTTTAAGCCTTGCTCGTACTTATTATCAATATCTTAAGGTCAATTCTATTCTTACTGACGATGACAAGATTATATTACATGCTTCTCGGTGCCTTACTAGGTTCTGTAACAGTTCTAGCGATGTCGATCTTGAATCTTATATTAATAAGTTATATCGGCTGTTCCTATATGTCTATAAGTTCTTCCGCAACTGGCATTTGCCTGCCTTCGGTTCTGATATTAGTACTTACTCCGATCGTATTAATTTTATCATTAAAACAGGTATAGAGTATGAAAAGAAAGCGGATTATGAAAATATGCGAAGTGTATATGCCCTTCGTTCCCAATACCCCGAACTCTCGGATTGTATGTTTGTTCTGCCACAGGACGGGCAAGAGATTGATGTCTTGTCGGATGTTTCATGTGAAACGGTTCAACTCCTTGAGCAGCTCCGGTATCGTAGTGCAGCATTCTGTCGTGATATGATTAAGCATAAACAGCTTAATGATGCTAATAATATTTTCAACCGTATGGTTTAATTTAAATATTAATTAATTATGAGTGATTTTAATCCTTTAGACCGAGCTAAGATTCCTACTCATCGGTCTTCCTTCGACTTGAGTTCGAAAAAATTATTTACAGCTAAAGTAGGTGAAATTCTTCCTTGCTATTGGCAGATTGCTATTCCCGATACGAAGTATCGTATTTCCTCTGACTGGTTTACCCGTACTGTCCCGGTTAATACGGCTGCTTATACTCGTATTAAGGAGTATTATGACTTCTACGCTGTGCCGTTACGTTTGATTTCTCGTGCTCTTCCGCAGGCGTTTACTCAAATGACGGACTATGCGACTAGTGCATCTAGTTCTACCTCAAATACGCCTATACTTACTTCTGTTCCTAATGTTACTCAGACCCTTTTTAGTGCGTACCTTCAGACGGCTAATGCTAGTGACCAGACTAATACTCGTGATGATGCTGGCCTTCCTCTCGTTTATGGTTCTTGTAAATTGCTTGATTTACTTGGCTATGGTTCTATGATTAGTTCTGACAATACATCCAAGGCTGCTATCACTAAAGACTATCTAGGTGTTGATAACCTTAGTGACTCTGATAATCCTTTGGTTTATCAGACTTCGCAGACTGTCAATGCTCTTCCGTTCCTTGCTTATCAGAAGATTTATTATGATTTTTTCAGCAACAACCAATGGGAAAAGCACAAAGCTTACGCCTATAATGTAGACTATTGGTCCGGAACTGGTAATATTGGATTGGTTGCTGATATGGTTCGGTTGCGCTATGCGAATTATCCTAAGGACTATTTTATGGGTATGCTTCCTAGTTCTCAATATGGTTCGGTATCTCTCCTTCCATCTACTTATCGTTCTGACGTCCCTTCTAATTCATTGTTAAAGACGGCTCAAAAGTTAGTAGTTCAGTCTCAAGGTACCGGTAGTTCTGTTGTGTTAGGTGGCTCTTCTACTTCTGTTGAGTATATTCGTTTAAATTCTGATTTATCTGCCCTCTCAATCCGTGCCACAGAATACCTCCAGCGTTGGAAAGAAGTAGTCCAGTTTAGTAGTAAGGACTATTCAGCCCAAATGGCTGCTCAGTTTGGTATTAA